AGTGACTTGATTGCACTTAAAAATGAAACAGCAATTGCTCGTTCTGTTCGAAACATTGTATTTACCCTTCCTGGAGAGAAATTTTTTAATCCAGATTTTGGTTCTAATGTATCAAAATCTCTTTTTGAGAATTTAGATGATATTTCTGCTTCGGTCATTGTTGATGAGATAAAGCAGTCTCTTAATAACTATGAACCAAGAGTTAGAGTTATTGATGTAAAAGCATATCCCGATTATGACAATGCTGGATTTGATGTAACTATTGTGTATGAAGTCATAGGAGCCGATATTCCGCCACAACAACTACAGTTTGTTTTGCAATCAACTAGGTAAATGCCACTACTAAACTTTACTAATCTGGACTTCGACCAGATTAAAACTAGTCTTATTGATTACTTAAAAAGTAATTCAAATTTTACTGACTATGATTTTGAGGGGTCAAACCTTTCATCCATTATTGATGTATTAGCATACAACACCTATATTACTTCATATAATGCCAATATGGTATCCAATGAAGTATTCATTGATAGCGCAACACTTAGAGAGAATGTTGTTGCACTTGCAAGAAATATTGGATATGTTCCAAAATCAAGAAAAGCAGCAGAGGCAAATATTTCTTTCTTCGTAGATACTTCTACCGAACAATTAAAACCAACATCACTAGTTCTTAAAAAAGGACCTGTAGCCTCTTCATCAGGTTCTTTCGGCAATTCTTCATTCGTCTTTTCAATTTTAAGCGATAGAACAGTTCCAATTTTTGATAACATCGCCACATTCAATAATGTGCCAATCTATGAAGGTAATTTACTTTCAACTTCGTTCACAGTAAATTCAAGAAATCCAAATCAAAGATTTATCCTTCCAAATTCTGGAATCGATACCAAACTAATTAATGTTTTCGTTTTGGAAAGAGGTTCAACTAGAGTTAAATATAATTTAAAGGAAGATCTATTTGATCTCGATTCAGAATCAAGAATTTATTTTATTCAAGAAATTGAAGATGAAAGATATGAACTTCTCTTTCCTGATGGTATTTTTGGTAGAAAATTAGAAGATGGTAATATAGTTGAAGTTGAATATATCGCAAGTAATGGAGACTCTGGTAATGGTGTTAATCAGTTTTTGTTTAGTGGAAGATTAACTTTTACAAAAAATGGCACAGAAACAAATTTAACTTCTGGTATATCACTATTAACGACAAATAGTGCTTCTTCGGGTGGTGATGTTATTGAATCCGTAGAATCGATTAAAAAGTATGCTCCAAGAGTCTACTCCACGTATAATAGAGCACTTACTGTTAATGATTATGAGGTTCTTATCCCTTCTAGGATTTATCCAGAAACAGAATCTATTACAGTTTTTGGTGGAGAAGATTTAACTCCGCCTCAATATGGAAAAGTCTTTATAAGTATTAAACCAAGAAATGGAGACTTTATTCCAAACTTAGTTAAAGAAAATATAAAAAACGATCTCAAAAAATATGCGGTCGCTGGTATTGTTCCAGACATATTGGATTTGAAGTATCTTTATGTGGAAGTTGATTCAAAAATCAATTATAATACAAATTCAGCTCCAAGTTCTGCATATGTTTCGAGTGTTGTTAACACTAATGTAAAAGACTATGCAGAATCAAGTGAGTTGAATCGTTATGGTGCAAAATTTAAATATAGTAAATTTTTAAATATAATCGATAGAAGTGATGCCTCTGTTACTTCAAATATAACTACAGTTCAAATGAGAAGAGATTTGAGAGTAGTTCTAAACGCATTTACCGAGTATAAAATTGATTTTGGTAATGAATTTCATATCAAAAAAGATATGTTCAATATTAAATCGACTGGATTTAGGATTGATAGATTAAATCAAACTTTGTATCTTGGTGATAGGGTAGATGGGGTAAATAAAGAAAAGGGAAGTATTTTTCTTTTTATTGTTCCAAATACATCTTCAAAAAGTCACACGATTATAAAAGAAAATGTGGGGTCAATTGACTATAAAAATGGACGAATAACTTTAAATCCTATTAATATTGTATCTGCAAAGAATAAAGACGGACAAGCAATTATTGAAATATCTGCAATACCAAATTCAAATGATGTTATCGGAAAAAGAGATTTGTATTTGCAACTAGATATAAGTAAGAGTAATTTTGAAATGATAGAAGATCAGATTTCTTCTGGATTAGATTTTTCGGCATCAAATTACACTTCACCCTCAAGTTATAGCAACGGGAATCTAATAAGATTATAATAAAATGATAGAAAAAAGAGTTCAATTCAATGATATTGTTAAGAATCAACTCCCTCAATATGTAAGAGAGGAATTTCCTCTCGTCTCAGAATTTTTATCACAATATTACCTTTCTCAAGAATATCAAGGTGGTGCAGTCGATTTAATTCAAAATATTGATAATTATATAAAATTAAATGAAATAACGAACTTAAATCAATCTGTTATTTTAGAAGGACCAATATCTTTTGATAACGAAACCATTAATATTGATTTAGATAATTCTCCAAAAGGAACTTCCGGATTCCCAGATTCTTATGGGTTGTTAAAAATAGGTGATGAAATTATCACTTATACTGGAAAAACTTCCTCCTCTTTTACTGGATGTATTAGAGGTTTTTCTGGTGTTTCTTCATATCAAAAAATTGATAATCCTGAAGAATTGGTTTTTAAGTCAACTCTTGCTCTAGAGCACTCCAAAGGTAGTATAATTAAAAATCTAAGTGTTTTATTTTTAAATGAATTTTTGAAAAAAATAAAGAGACAATTTTTACCTGGATTTGAAGATAGAAGTCTTGCTGTTAGAAAAATTCCTAGAGTTGCTGGTGGTCCAACAAACGATTTTCCATTAGATCAAAATATATTCATAAAACAATCAAAGGATTTTTATTCATCAAAAGGAACAGATCAGTCCTTTAAAATTCTTTTTTCTGCTCTTTATGGAGAAAATGTAGAAATAATAAAACCAAGAGAATTTCTTTTTAGACCATCGGATGCTGGTTATAAAATAACCAATGACTTAGTTGTAGAAAGTATATCGGGGAATCCTTTTGAGTTAAGAAATTTAACCTTAAAACAAGATACTTATGGTAACATTAATGCGGCTAATGCGCCAATAACAAAGGTTGAAAAAGTAAACGTAGGTGTTAATACAAATTCATACTATCAAATTAGTTTAGATTCTGGATATGATAGAGATATCATAGTAGACGGCGCAATTTATGGCAAATTCTCAGTTCATCCTAAAACAAAAGTAATCGGTCAAGTTTCCATAGGTCAAACTTATATTGATGTCGATTCAACTGTAGGATTTCCACAAAGTGGAGAACTTTTTGTACAGTATCCAAGTGGAAACTCTGGAATTATTAGTTATAAATCTAAATCATTTACTCAATTCTTTCAATGCACTAATAATACAGAAACAATACCAGATAATACTTCAATTGATATTAATACTTTTGCATACTCTTTTGCTGGAATTGGATCAACAAATCAAATTAAGATCAAAATTCGTTCAGTTCTAAATTCTTTAAACATCAATAATTCTGGGTATTATCATACTCCAGGAGAAACTATCAAAATAAAAACTCTTGGAATTTCTCCAAAAGAAAAGTCATTAAACAACTGGTATTTTAATACTGCCACAACTTTTAATGTAAAGAATATAAAATTAGTAGGATCAAAGAATTATGAAATTACTTTATTTGATATGCATTCTTTCAGAGTTAATGATCGAATAACAATTACTAGTTCTGATAACTCTTCATATTCTTTCACTATTACGAATATTTTAAGTAGTAGAATTTTTAATTGTGAAGGACCTACGACTTTAAATATGACTCTATCTTTTACTGTTAAGAGAAATAGATTAAAAACTTCATCTACAAAATATCCTATTAATAATTTTGATGCTAATGTTCAAAATACATATCAACTAAAAGATAAAACTTTAGTATCATCTTCATCTCTCCCATATTATTCCAAGTCGATTGATCCTCAAATTTTATCATATACACTAGATGGATTAGTTGGTGCTGGAAACACTTTTACAATCACTTCAGGTGTTGATCATGGATTTTATACTGGCGATGCTGTTTACTATACTCCACAAAAAAATGGGGAAACTATTATAAGTTCTCTGTTTGATGAGGGAATTTATTATGTAAAAAGAGTAGATCAAAATCGTATACAATTATCTAGAAGTAGATCTAACATCTTCAATAAAATTTTTGTCACTTTAGATTCTGAAAAATTCATAACAAACAATAAAATAGAAATTTTAAGATTTAAAGAGAAATCTCTTACACACCAAAAACTTTTAAGAGAAATTTCTAATCCAGTAAATGACAGAAAAATCCATGCAACTTTACCTGGACAAACGGGTATTTTCGTCAATGGAGTTGAAGTATTAAACTATAAATCAAAAGATTCAGTTTATTATGGAGATATTGAAGAAGTAGAAGTTATTAGTGGCGGTCAAAATTATGACATTGTTAATCCACCACAATTAATCATACAAGACGCAATAGGAGTTGGAGCTACTGGTTATTGTTCAATAAAAGGATTTTTAAAAGAGATAAGGATTTCTGACCCTGGATTTGATTACTCAGAAACTCCAAAGGTTATTATATCTGGAGGAAATGGTGCCAATGCTACTGCGGAAGCAATTTTAACAGACACTTTACACGAAGTTTCTTTTAATTCCGAAGAAAAGAGTGGAATTGTAAATATCACAAATAATACTTTAGGATTTACTACTTACCACAAATTTAGAAATAATGAATTAATCATATACAAAACTTTTTCTCAAGATGGCATTTCTGGATTAACAACAGATTCAAAATATTATGTTTCTGTTCAAAATTCTACTACAGTAAAACTCCATAAAACATTTAATGATTCTGTTTTAGGAATTAATACTATCTCATTGACGGGATATGGTAAAGGGAATCATTCTCTTGAGGCATTTAATAAAAAGAAATTAGTAAGTTCTATTGTAGTAATGAACAATGGAAGTGGATATGAGAATAAAAAAAGAACTTGTTCTTCTGTTGGAATTGATACATCTTTAAATACAATTACTATAAAAAATCATGGTTACAACTCTGGTGAAATTGTAACATATAGTGTAGATGGATCTTCTGCTAGTGGTCTTTCAACTACATCAAGATATTATGTTACAAAATTAACCGACAACACATTCAAATTATCAAATGTTGGATTAACAACTGATAGTTTAGACTTTTTCTATAAAACAAAACAATATGTTGATATTGACAGTGTTGGTGTAGGAACTCACATATTTAATTACCCAAACATAACAGTAGATATTGTAGGTAATATTGGAATTGCTTCAATTTCCAATCAACAATTCAAATGTACAGTTCAACCAATTTTTCAAGGAGAAATTACTTCTGTTCACTTGATTAACGGTGGTGTAGGATATGGATCTTCAGATATTATAAACTTCTTTAGAGAACCAAGTATTGAAGTTTACAGTGGATCTGGAGCAACTTTATATCCTATAGTAGTTGATGGAAAAATATCTGAAGTTTTAGTTAATGATAATGGTGATTCCTATACTTCTCCTCCAAAAATAATAATAGATGGTGATGGGACAGGTGCATCCTTAACCCCTATTCTTACAAATGGGCAAATAACTTCTGTAAAAATCATTAATTCTGGAAAAGGTTATTCACAGAATCTAACAACACTTAAAATAGTTTCTCCAGGTTCTGGAGTGAAGTTTAAAACAAAAATAAAAACTTGGACTATCAATTTATTTAAAAAATATTTTGATATCTTAAATGAAGATGATGGTGTATTGGTAGAAGCACTCAACAAAGATTATGGGGTCCAATACTGTCATTTATATGCACCAAGAGAGTTAAGAAAAACTTCATATGCATCTGATATATCAGGCAATCCTTTATATCTTGAACCAGATCTCAACACTCTCAACAATACTGAGATTATTTCATCGACTACAAATCAAAATCATTCTCCCATAATTGGATGGGCTTATGATGGAAATCCGATTTATGGCCCTTATGGATATGCTACTAAAAATGGCGGCGGTTTAATCGTTAAGATGAAATCCGGATACAAACAATCTCTAAAGTCTAATAGACCTTCTTTCCCTTCAGAATTTTTTGTTGAAGATTTTGACTTTTTACCTTCAGATGATGAAACAGTTTTAGACGAAAATAACGGAAGATTTTGTAAAACTCCAGATTTCCCAAATGGAGTTTATGCATATTTTGCAACTTTTGAGGATAGTTTAGATCAAGGTGGAATTTTTGGTGGATATAGGAGACCAAAATTCCCATATTTAATTGGAAAAAATTATCATTCTTCACCAAATAAATTTAATTTCAATCCAGCATCTAATCAAGATAAGTACAATTTAAATACCAGCAGTTGGTTGAGAAATTCATCTTCATATAACTTTAATGAAGAAAATAGTAATTATGATTATCTCATTTTCCCAAATAAATTCAAAGAACAAACATCTCAAATAAAAACCACAAGCGTAGGTTCTGTAGAAAGTATTGGAATTATAACTGGGGGATTAAATTATAAAGTAAATGATAAAATATTATTAAATCCTTCTAATACAAAAGGTCAAGGATTTTCTGCAAAAGTATCAAGATTATCTGGTAAAGAAGTAAGTTCAGTTAGTCTTTCTTCCACCACAATTAATAATATTGAATTTTATCCTTTAAATGGTGATGGAAGTTTTATTGGATTTTCATCATTACCTCATGGTTTAAATGATTTTGATTTAATTAGAATTTCTGGTTTAAGTACAACATCATCTTTTATTGAAGGATCTTATAGAGCAGGAATAACAACAAATAAACTTTTAGTTGTTGGAGTTGGAACTACCTCTTTAGGAATATCATCAACTGGTATTACTGGAATTGTAACTTATATTCCAGTGACTGGAAATCTGTTTTATCCAAATATTAAAGAAAATGATATTTTACAGATTGAAAATGAAAAAGTAAAAGTCTTAAATATTGATCCAGTTTCTTCCAGAATTAGAGTTTTGAGACAAATTGATGGGACGGTAGGATCTGCTCATACAGCAAATACACCAATATTTGAAATTTCCAAAAAATTCAATGTCAATTCTGGATATAGTACAACCTTCTCAAATTTAAGAAACAAAGAAATTTATTTTAATCCAAAAGAATCAGTTGGTCTTGGAACTATTTCTGGAGTTGGTATTGGATCAACTCTCACTTTTTCAAATCCTGGAGCTGGAATTACTCAAACTTTTATTTCAACTAAAACAATTTATCTCCCAGACCATAGATTAGAAACTGGAGATAGTTTAATCTATAATTCAAACGGTGGATCGACCATAGCGATTTCTACTAATGGCATCAGTTCAATTAACGTCTCTGATGGAGCGACATTCTTTGTAGCAAAATTAACTTCAGATTTAATTGGTATATCTACAGTAAAAGTTGGTTTAGGGACAACAGGAACATTTGTTGGAATTGCTTCAACAACATCAAGTCAAAGCACTGTTTTCTTTACTGGAATTGGGACAGGAGTTTATCATAGTTTTAAAACAAACTATTCAAATATTCTAACAGGCAGGATTGATAAAAATATTGCTATCGTTTCCACAGCAGAAACGCATGGATTAACAACAGGTGATAATATCACAATATCAGTAAATCCTTCTATAGCAACAACTTTTTATGTTAAGTACAATGAATATAACAGAAGAATAACAGTTAATTCAAAAACATTTGCATCCGCAAATATTGATATTGAGAAAAATTCTATTAATATTTCTAACCACGATTTATACAATGGTCAAGTTGCAATTCACACTTCATCGTCACCCTCTGGAGGATTGCAGAATAATAAAATTTATTATGTTTACGTTGTAGATGAAGATACTATAAAACTAACCGAAACTCTTTATGATTCAACCTCTTCAAAACCATCTATTGTCAATATCACTAGTTCTTCTAGTGGAACTTTATCGTTAGTTAATCCACCGATAGACATTTACAGAAATTCAACGATACATTTTGATCTTTCTGACCCCTCTTTATTTCATCGTCAGGGTACACTTACAGTAGCATCTTTTGATTTTAATATTTTTACTGACAAGAATTTCTCGAAAAAGTATGAAAGGATAGAAAATAATAATTTAGTAGTGGAAAAAATTGGTACAGCGGGTGTATCGACAAGCGTTAAAGTATCAGTAACTATAAACAAAAATACCCCACAACTCTTATTTTACAACTTAACACCTGCAAATTTAATATCAATTCCAACTAATAAAAAAGAAATAGTTATTGATACAGATGCATATCAAAATAATACTATCTTTGTTAATGATAGTTTATATACAGGATCTTATGATGTAACTGTTTCTACTGGTTCTACGTTTACATATAATCTCTTAGAACATCCAGAATCAACTGAATATACCAAAAATAATTCACTAATAAAGTATGATACAAATTCTATCACAGCCTTTGGACCTATTGAAGATATTGATATTGTCAGTAAAGGTTTTGGATTTGATGTTATTCCAGGAATATCTACGATTTCAAGTAAAACTGGATCTAATGCACTTTTAGAACCACAAAGTTCATCGATAGGAATAATTAAAAAAGTTAAAATTGAAAATATTGGTTTTGATTATTCTGCAGATTCGACAGTTAGACCAATAGCAAAAATACCTCAAGTTTTAAAGGTAAAACCTTTATCATCCTTTGATTCTGTCGGCGTTACATCTGTGGGTATTGGTTATATAACTGCTCCAAAATTAATTGTTATTGATGGAAACACTAGAAAACCAGTTCTAGATATAGATTTAAGATATAATACTGAAAATGATACTGTAACTATTCTCAAAAATACAAAAGGATTATTTGCAGTAAATCCTACAATCATTCCTACACAAAATTGTAATGGGGTTGGGATTTCCAGTGTTTCTTACAACCCAGCAACAAAAGACGTTACCGCTTTTCTTTCTGTTGGATTTACAACTGTGGGAGGATTCCCATTCTCGGTCAATGACAAAGTTTTAATCGAAAATGTTGGTATAAAAACTGTTGGGGCAGGATCAACTTATAAAGGTTATAATTCTGAAAATTATAATTATGAATTATTTAAAATTAAAAGTATAAATCCAAATTATGGTGGTTTGGGAGCAAGTATTGTTTATAATTTAACTGGTTTACTATCTTCCGGAGAAGAACCAGGAGAATTTGATTCCGCAAAATCTTCTGGAAGAGCAATTCCTGAAAAACATTTTCCAATTTTTAATGTTAAATTAAAAATAAATGATTTCTTCATTGGTGAAGAAGTTAGTATTTTAGGTGATAACAATATTGGAAAATTAATTAGATGGAATCCCATTACAGAATATGTGTCCATCGAGTCTGGAGAAGACTTTGAGGTTGGTAGAATTATCTTGGGAAGATCTTCAAATTCTCAGGCACTTATAAAGGAATCGATTAATTATGACTCAGATTATACTCTCGATTCTTTTTCGAAGGTTTTGGGTAACTGGTCATATAACGCTGGATTCTTAAATGAGAACTCACAAAGAATTCAAGATAGTTTTTATTATCAAAACTTCTCATATTCTCTAAAATCAACAGTTGATTATGATACTTGGGAAGATGCAGTAAGTAATTTAAATCATACTGCAGGGTTTAAAAAATTCTCAGATTATCAATTAGAATCGAAACTTTTTAATCCCAACTCAATGATTGTTGGATTAACCACCAATACTACAGATATTGATTTAAAGATTGATCTAACTGGGATAGTTGATTTGAATTGTGTTTATAATTTTGATTTAGTAAGAGAAAATGCTTTAAATATAAATTCAAACTTAGTTTCTAATGAAATAATATTTAATAGTGCAATTCTAAATGATTATTTCGAATCTGTTGGAAATAGAGTTCTCCTTATTGATGATATAAGCAGTCAATTTAATAGTAATCCAAGATCACTTCAATACAGTATTATTCACAGAACTCCTGTTTCTTTTGCTAGAGTTCAAAAGTATATCATTTATACTAGAGATACGAGATATACTGATGAAAGACAATTGACTATTGCATCTTTTTTAATTGATAATAATAATCTTACATATTTAAATCAATATGGACTTGAGGGAATAGATGATTTGGGATATTATGATGTTGTAATTGATGGAACAGACGTTATATTACAATTCTATCCAATCAAATACGAGGTAAATGATTACGATGTAACAACCATTTCTTACAATTTAAAGGATACTTTAAGTTCTGTTGGTAATATTAATTTTGGATGTGTTAGTATTGCATCTTCAAGTATTTTTGTTTCTGCGGGAACCACTACCACGATTGTTGGAATTGCTACAACATACACTTCCTCAAAGATTTTAGTGGAAATGGGAACCCCAACAGGATTATATCAATATGATGAAATTAGTTTAGTTCATGATGGAACCAATGTTCAAATTTTAGAATTTGGAAAATTAAACAATCTCTCTAATGAAGATTATGTTGGTGCGGGAATAGGAACATATAATGCTTACATATCAGGGTCTAATGTTAATTTAGATTTTAAACCAAATCCAGGTATAGCTGCTACCGTCAATCTCATTAATGTTTCAATTGCAGATACTTCTTCGACTGGCATAGGAACATATCAAATGCGACATGTTCTTATTAGTTCAACTTCTACTTCTATAGCATCTACATCTTCTCCAACTGCAAATGTAGTTGGAACTTATCCAGAAACAGCAGGAGCCGCATATTTTATTGTACAAGTATCCGATATTACTAATAATAGACATCAGATGTCTGAAGTTTTAGTTATCGACAATGAAACTCACTCTCAAACTTTCCAAACAGAGTATGGTGTTGTTGCAACATTTGCTGGTTTAGGGACGATTGGTTCTGTAAATTCTACTATTACTAATTTAACATTTACTCCTCTACCAAATATCGATGTTGCAGTGAAGGTATATATGAATGCCTTTACATTTGATGAGGTAGGAAATTTACCTGATCAAATTGACCTGAATAATGCGATTATTGAAACAGATTTCTCTAACTATTATGGAACTGAAACTGATATCAAGAGAGCATTTGGATTAACTTACGAAACAAAACCAATTTTTGTTAGAGACTTTTTGGGTAATTCTAATACTATTGTAGATATTACTAAAGATACAGTAACAATTCCAAATCATTTCTTTGTTACGGGAGAAAAACTTTCTTACTCGTCTGCAGGAATTAATTCCAATCAATCTATTGGAATTGCTACAACATCGGTTGTTGGACTTGGAACTACCGATAAACTACCATCAACAATATACGTAGTAAAAATAGACGAAAAAACTTTAAAATTTGCCGAAAGTTCAGAGAATGCTCTTAAAGCAATTCCTGTAACTTTTGACCTAACAAGTGTTGGAATAGGAACTTCTCATACTTTATATGCACACAATCAAAATAATAAAGTATTAATAGCGTTAGATAATAATATTCAGTCACCTATAGTTTCTACTTCACAAACAACAACTCTTGCTGGAGGAGTTTCATCTATTGATGATATAATATATTTTACTGGAATAACTTCTTTCTTTGGTGGAGATTTAATTAGAATTGGCAGTGAAATTTTAAGAATTGATGGTGTTGGTATAGGTAGCACCAATGGAATTAGAGTAAAGAGATCTTGGTTAGGTACAAATTACGCAGGTTATTCTACAGGTTCTTTAGTAACTAAAGTTGTTGGTGATTATAATATTGTAGGAAATTCTATTAATTTTGTAACTGCACCATATGGAAATATTCCTTTAACAACTTCTACTGCTGCTCCAGATTCTAGATATTGGTTAGGAGTATCGACTAGTTCGAAATTCCACGGAAGAATGTTTATGAGATCTGGTGAAATAAACGGAACAAATGAAACTTATTATAAAAACTATATTTTTGATGATATTTCGGGTTCTTTTACTGGAATAGCAAATACCTTTAGTTTAAAATCATCTGGTTCTAATATAACAGGTATATCCACTAGCAACGGAGTTATTTTAATCAATGAAATATTCCAAAATGCTGGTGCAACTCAAAACTACGTTTTAAGTGAATCATCTGGAGAAACAAAAATAACATTCGTTGGAACTGCAAAATCAATAGGATATGATGTAGGTATTTCATCATTCCCAAGAGGAGGAATAATTATTTCGGTTGGATCTAGTGCTGGATTCGGTTATCAACCACTTGTTGCAGCAGGTGGAACCGCGATTGTCTCCGCTGCAGGGACTATTCAGTCTATTTCGATTGGGAACAGTGGATCTGGATATAGAGTAGGAGTACAAACTGTTAGAGTTGGTGTTGCGACTTCGACAACGAATGTTCCAAGTATCCACTTTATTGGAACTGCAACGGTATCAAATGGAAATATTGTAAGTGTTGCCGTTACAAATCCGGGGATTGGATATACTATATCAAATCCACCATATGTAATATTTGATTATCCACTATCATATTCTAATATTCCATTAGTTTATGCGAGTGGTTCTATACCAGGAATTGGTCAGTCTGCTTCAATAAATGTTGTTGTTGGACAAGGATCAAGTGTTATAGATTTTGAACTTCAATCAACTGGGTTTGGATATGGTCAAGGTGAGTCTTTAACTTTACCAATCGGAGGTTCTACGGGAATTCCAACAACAAGTGGGTATGTTCCTTTTACAATCACAATAGAAAAAACAATTAATGATAAGTTTTCTGGATGGAGTGTTGGGGACTTAGATGTTTTAGATAGTTTTGATGATCTTTTTGATGGTGATAGAAGAATTTTTGCATTAAAGAAAGCAGGAGAGACAGTTTCTATCATCGCTGCTCCGGGATCATCAGTAAAAGTAGACTATACTTTATTAATTTTCATAAATGACATTCTACAAATCCCCGGAGAGGGGTACACTTTTAGAGGAGGAAACATAATAACATTTACCGAGGCTCCAAAAGAAGGTGACACTTCTAAAGTCATTTTCTATAAAGGATCTGGTTCTATAGATGTTATTAAAAGGGAAGTTTTAGATACTGTAAAAATTGGAGATACTCTAACAATTAGTTATTCTCCTTCCCTAAATCAAACAGAAATTCTTCAAGAAGAAGAAAGAGTTGTGACAAGTATTGATAGTGTAAATGTTGTCTCAACTAATCCATATTATGGACCAGGAAATATAAATGATCCAGATTTGTCAAGACCAGTTGTTTGGTGCAGACAAATGGAAGATCTATTCATTGATTCCAAGATTGTTGGAAAAAATAGAGAACTCTATGAAGCATCTATCAATCCATCGGCGTATTTGATTAAGTCAGTTGGAGTTGGCAGCACAGAAATTTTTGTAGATAATGTAAGACCATTCTTTAATCCTATTAATGAAACTAATGCAGGTGGATCGGATCCATTTGTTTTTCAAAGAGATATTATTATTGTTTCACAAGATACAAAAGTTTCTGCTGCAGCAACATCTATAGTTTCTGTAGCAGGCACAATATCGTCAATTGTTATCTCTGATGGTGGAGTAGGATATACAACAACTCCTTCAGTCAGCATTGCAGGAACAACGGGAGTTGGAATTGGTACAACTGTTACCGCTTTGGCTCTAGCAACAATCTCTAATGGTAGTATTGTTTCAATAGCAATCACTAATCCTGGATTTGGATATACTTCTTCAAATCCACCCATTGTTTTAATAGAATCTCCAGATAATACTGTTGAGAATAATCGCATCGTTTCTTATGAAGGAGATTTTGGAATTATCTCAGGTATATCAACAACATCAGTTGGTGTTGCGTCCACAGGACTTGTTTTTGACTTATTGATCTCTAAAGATTCTTTCTTAAGAGACTCCGATGTAACTGGAGTAACAACGGTAAGTGGAATCCAAACGGGATATTACTTTGTTGTATATAATTCTAATGTTGGTAATGGAGTAACTTCCTTAAACTCTGATGGATCTGTCATTGGTGTTGGAACAACTTGTTTAGATAATGTATACAGGGTTTCTTCAGTCTCAATAGCACAAACTCATACAGTTGGATTTGGTTTAACTTATGTTGCTAAAGTAACTGTAAGTTTATCTAATTACAATTCACTGACAGGTTTAGGATTTAGCAGTTTCTATGGTGAATATAGTTGGGGTAAACTGACTCTAAGCACTAGAACAGATTTAAATGTATTCAATGCATATACACAAAATGGAGTGACTGGTATTAGAACAGGTTCTCTAATAAGTAGAAAAAATCCATTGAAGTATCAAAATTATATTTTATAAACCCATAAATAAATAAAAAATCTCAAAATGTCAGCAATTATAACTGATCAAGTTAGAATATTAAACGCACAAAATTTTGTTGCTGGTGTAACTACAACGGCAAATGCTTATTATTCATTTATTGCACTGCCAAATCCAACTAATATTCAATCTGATTGGGACGTAAATCCACCAAATCCCATAGATAATTTTGATGAAGAAAATAATTATTGGGATACTGTAATAGCACTGAAAAAAATTACTAATAGTGATGTAAGACTCGTTGTTCCTAAGCGTTTTTGGAGGTCTGGTATAACATACGATATGTATCGCCATGATTATAGTATTTCCAATCCGGCAAGATCTGGAGCTACTACTTTATATTCCGCAAATTATTTCGTAGTTAATAGTGAGTATAGAGTTTATATATGCCTACAAAATGGGACAACTCCTGAAACAACAAATGGTCAACCTTCATTGGATGAACCAACATTCACTGACTTGGAACCAAAATCTGCTGGAACTAGTGGAGATGGATATATTTGGAAATACTTATATACTATAAAAGCCTCTGAAATTTCTAAATTTGAATCTACCGATTTTATTCCCGTTCCACTAGAATGGGAAACTTCTACGGAAAATGCTGCGATAAGAGACAATGCAGTAGACGGATCGATCAAAATTGTAACGATTACCAATCGAGGAGTAGGAGTTGGAACTGCTAACAGAACCTATACTAGAGTCCCTATAAAAGGAGATGGAACTGGGGCAGAATGCACGGTAACGATTAATAATGATCAAGAAGTAGAATC